TTCTTTAATACGCTCAATTAGTTTATTTTGATAATTATGTAAATTCGATCTATTTAACATTTTGTAATTACCCGTATATCATTACATTATTGAAAAATTTATTTTTAGCATTTTGTAAATCATTGTAATTATCAAGATCAAATTCTTCAGTACTTAAAAATAATTCAAAACCCTCATTAAGTATATCTAATTCTTTTTCATAATATCCATTTGTATTTTATAATGTAAAATGTTGCATTTTTATTAACTCCTCATTTAAGTTTGTAAATTAATTATAAATTATATTTTAATATTTGTAAAGTATAATTTATCAATTATTTCAATACCCTTTTCAACATTGTCTATCACATATACTTCGAATTTATTTTTTTGTAATAATTTTATAGTATATAATTGTAATTTAGTCGGAGATTTTTTAGGGGCTTTGAATTCAATAAAAAACACATTTCCATTTTTTAAAAACAAACGATCGGGTAAACCTTTATTGTGCATTCCTTGGAGTTTGTAGCTTAAAAAACCTTTAGTTTTAGCATAATCGCATACTTTTTTTTCTATGCACGATTCTTTCATAATTAAATTTTATAATGTATAGTATTAATATTTAGCTTATTTAACATTTTTATGCCTGAATTATCTTTATATATATTTGAATAAATAACAGTTTTACATGATGTATTTGCTATCAATTTAGCACAAGTAATGCACGGAGAAGTTGTACAATAAATAATATCAATAGTCATTATTGAACTACATTGTAATAATGCATTTTGTTCAGCATGTGTTGCCATGCATTTATTTAATGCTGTAGAACTATCAAAATTTTCTCCCCCGCATGGCGTATCTATACAATGCGGATAATTTTTAGGTACACCGTTGTAGCCTGTTGCTAATATATGCCCATATCCGTTGACGATGACGCAACCTACGGCGCGTCTTGGGCAAGTTGATCTTAAAGCAACTAATTCTGCTATTTTTAAAAAATATGTGTGTTTATCTATTCTTAACATGTTTTAATTCTTTTTCTAAAATATAAAAATGTCTAGGATATATGTGTAGTGAACCTACATTCCAAAACAAATCACCTTTTTTTAAATTTGGATATCGACTTTTTAAAACATCTAACGCCATATCAAATACTAAGTTATGCCAGTATCTGTCATTTTTATAACCATAAATCGCATCATTTGAACGCATATAAACTAAATAGTATAATATATTATTACGTATAAATAATTGAGCAGCATATGTACAAATAAAATCGTTCATGCCCCACCTAGTTGCATCTTTATGCATATTTGGTCGATTGTAAATCATGACAGATTGTCTAGTGTGCTTATTATCTAATAATTTATCTATAGCATTTTGAAACTGATTGTAATTTTCATGACTAAATATACACCACCCATAATTGCTATTTATTTCTCCATATTTGCCCGAAATTTCTTTCCATATTTTAGGTATTGGTTCTGCCAAATCATTTATATTTAATGATTTAGATAAGTACCAATTTGCTTCTTTTTTAACATATTCTTTATTAATTTTGCCAAAAATTGTAGTTTTGTCTGCTAAAAAAGAACAGTTAATAATTTCTAAAGTGTTTGTTTCTAACACGTACGTTTTATTTAACCAATCTTTGTATATATCTAAAAAAAGTGTTCTAATGTGTTCTGTATTAATCATTTATTCCCTTTTCATGTTTTAATAAATAATTTTCTAATAATTTAGCGTAGCCTGAAATGTCATGTATGTTGTCAATGTAAAATGGATCTCCACAAACACATCTAGATATTTTATGAAAAATCATATGAAATGCTTCTAAATGTTGGTCAGTCAATTTATAATAATTAGGTGCTTGCGACAATATTTTCATAAATGTTTGAGTAATATTTGCATTATCTTTAAAACTACCATAGTTTTGTCCTCGTTCTAATAACGTATTATCTATTAAATTTGTCATATTTTTCCTTTCAATCAACTAAATCTTTTAAATTCGGCGCTTTCCAGCCTGCCGGTTTTATTAAATCTAATTGGAAATCGTTACGCTTTTTATTTGTACCGATATTTTTTTGCATATTTGCTTTCATTACTCTTTGAAACGCCTCTTCTAAAACATTTATCATTCCTTGTCTTTCCACTGTACCTAGCGCAAATATGATTAAATCTATCAGTGCGTCTAACTCATCTTCTTTAGTTTTTGCGTCTATATATTCATTTAATTCTTCTTGCATAGCTGCAATTCTAAATTTTTTTTCTTGTTCCGAAAATTTAATAGCGTCTGACGTTATTTTGAATTTTTTATGCATTTCTTTAATTTGATTTAAAAAATTATTCATTTTATTTTTCCTTTTTTGTTTGCTTATTTTCATTTATTACAGGCGATATGTATATGCCATTTATTAAGCAGGGTTTATTAGTATTTTTTGAAGAAGCTACAATACTATTGAAATTACCTAAATTTTCTACATACTTTCTATTTAATTTTATTGTCTTGTTGTTATATTTGAAATAAGAAAACTTGTCATCTTCTTTAAACAAATTATAACTTACTAGATTTTTAGTATCGATTTGTATGTTTAGTTGTAAATCTGCTCTGAAATTTTCTTTTTTAAGTTTTATTTTTCCATCAATCACACATTCTTCTTTTTTAATAGCCCAGTGACCATTACTTATATATTCATCTAAAGTTATAAAAATTTCTCTATTATTTATAAGATCTTTGTTTATTTTTATCATTATTTCACCTGTTTTTATTAGATAATAATTATTCCGTTATTTTTTGCTAATTCTAAAAATTTATTTAAAGACTCTTGGTTATCAACTTCAATTGAACTATTATGATCGCCACATACTCCCCAGTCATAACCTGTGTCTTCTGAATCAATCATTTTTCTATGTCTTAAAAACTCACCGTTTTTATCAGTTTTGCTTACTAAACAAGCTTGAAAATAATTATTTTCCCCAAGATCGTCTGTGGCGTAAGCAAATCCATTTTCTAAATCTATTTCTATCCGTGTTGCTAAATTATTCATTTTTATTTTCTCCCTCATATTTAAATTTATGAGTTTATAATAAACTATATTTTAATATTTGTAAACTATAAATTTAAATAACCGATTTCTTCTAATATTGATATTGACTCCTCAATATATTTATCATATGCGATATCTTCTGGAAATGCTGATAATTGCATTATTGGCATTGCATCGTTAGATTTAGCTACTTTATCTCCTGATTTTTTACAATTCTTAGAATATACGATCTTATCTCCGTTTTTTGAATAGTACCAACGGACAACTTTACCTAAATATTTATTATGAAATTCAGCCCCTCCAGTTACACGTCTGACATGTATAAATTTTGTTATGTCTCTGCACCTTTTTATTGTATCTGTTATTGATATTTTATTTTTAACTAGTTCTATAACAGCTCTTGCACAAATAGAGCCTTGCGGATTTTTTTGCAACGAATCTTTTGCAAAAATTCCTTTTTCTTTTATTTCGTTTTCAACAGTTATTGCAAAATAATTATTAACGTCTCTAGCACATAATGCTTTGTAATAATTATCTTCTAAAATAAATTGTGTTTTTCTACTCCATGTTTTACATATGTCATTATATTTTTCATAATCATTTTTTTCTAATAATGAAACAAAACCATCGGTATTAGCGCTTACTACTGAAATATTATTTAATTCTAATTCTTCAATTAACATTAATAATGCGAGTTGGCCTGTCAATGTCACTGTCATCATTAAATCAGGAGAATATAAGCATGACCATTTTGAACCCAATTTACCAAAAGCCCCGTTTATTACGATTTTCAATGATTCATTTGTAACTTTATCATTATTTTTCTTCGCAATTAATCTCTCTTCAACTATTTTTTTATACACATCTAAAAACACGTGGCCTAAATTTTTAGGATATAATTTTAAATTTAATATAATCGAAGGGTAATAAGAAGCAACATCTTTATCAATTAATAACTGATTTTTCTTAGGAATAAGTGTTTGTGATTTTTCAGTTGAATGTAATCCACCTACGCCTAATTGATAATTACTTTTTCCTAAATTTATTTTGAGATCACGTAATTTCTTAGGTAATTTTATAGAGCCTCGCGCATCTAATTCAAAATTATGATTTTCTATATATTTTAAAACATCATTTAATTCTTGTGTTTTAAACGATATAAAATTAGGTTTTTTATATTTAAAAGTAGCTTCTTTATTGATTTTAGGAGCATATAATCTTGCATTAGGATTTATTTTTTTAATTTCTGATTTGATTATTGCTTCTGCAATTTGAGCATCGCTTTTTGACATTAAATTAACATTATATTTTTCACTCATTTTTAGACGCAAATCTATTCGATCTGAAATAGATTTATATAAATCTATAGTTGTATCAAGATCATTTATACAATATGATTTTATTTCGTCCATTTGATTTTTTGTCAATTCTAAATTTGGATCATATGGCAAATCTTGTAAACGTTTAGAGTGTATTCTACCGCCATAAAGTTTTAAACTAACTCCCGCACCCGGAGAAGGTTCTTGAATATCAAAATGGTTTATATCTTTAGATTGTAATAAATAAAAATCTTTTATAGTTTTCCAACCCGGGATATTATTTAATATTATCATTTTAGACATTTCATACAACTCATAAGCCGTTTTTTGTTTCAAAGCATATAAAATTATAGGCATATCATAATTTCTACTATTGAATCCGAAAGTTG